ATGTTAAAATATTTAATCCTCAATATCCTAATACAAAAATATCTACAAATATTAAAAATTCAAGAAATGAAATGCTTAAATATAAAATAGTATTAGCGATTGAAAGTGCAACTACACCAGGTGATGTAGAAAATATTTTATGTAGTGGTTCTATTCCTATTATAATTTATCGTTGGTGGAAAGCTTGGTTTTATGATTATATAGAAAATGAAGTAGATTTATTTTTAATTCATTATGATGATTTATATAAATTGCCTAAATTGATTGAAGATTTATGTAATAATGAAGAGAAGTCAATAAAAATAGCTAGTAATACTAAAAAATTTGCAGAAAAAATTTTTAATCAGAAATTTATTAAAAACCATTTAAAAAATGAAATAAATAATTTAATATAAATATTAAATAGTTTTTAAATATAATCTTTATGTGTAAATAACCCATAACCTCCTGCTATTTTTGTATATTTTAATAAATTTTCATCATTATGATTTATAATTGTACTTTCCAGTGATAAATATAGATTTTTTTCTGCATTATCATTTTTTATTAACGGTAAAATTATTTTTTTTAAATAATCTGTTTTTGCTATAAAAACATTATTAGACCATTTTTGATTATTTAAATCTGTTGCGTACCATTTATAATTATAAGTATATTCATCTAATTTATTATTATAAATATTATTTGGATTTTTAAGCCAATGTAAGCTTTCTAATTTATAAGGAAAATTTTCACAATCATTATTATTCCAAATATTTTTACAGTGTAGTGGATTTCCTGGAAATTTACAATGTCTTAATTTTACAATATTAATGTTATTTAGTTCTATAAGATTAATACAATCTGAAAGTATTTTTTCTATAATATCTTTGTTTTCAATTAAAAACCAATCATTTTCACAAAATATAAAATATTTTGTTTTGCAATTTTCTACAAGTTTAATAAAAGCATTCAATATTCCAATATTTTTTTCACATCCTATAAAGTTACAATTATATTTTTTTGCTAAATTAATATCTATATCAGAAATTTCTTGAAAAAAAATACAACGATTTTCTGGTTTTATTAAATCAAACAAACCATTATTTTTATGACTATTTAATGTTTGTTCAAATATATTATGTCTTTTCCAACTTAAATATCCAATACTAATTTCTTCCATTATATATTATTTTAAAATACTTTTAATATATTTATATATTTTATTCTAAAATAATATTAATATCTTTACTTAAATTTACTAACCCAGTTCCAGACCAATGTCCATAATTTGTAATATTATATTTTTCATCATCAATTTCATTCCATAATTTTTGCATAGCTTCAAATTCTTTTAGAGAAGGATGCATAATATCATCAATCAATATTATACCATCATAATCTAATTCTTTTAATTTATCAATTATCATTTTTTCTATTGTATAAAAATGATCAATATCAATTAATACTATTTTAACATTTTTTAAAAATTCTTCATTTAAATCATCTAAGACATTTTTAATTAAAATTTCTATATTCGATTTAGTATATATTTTATGATGTAAATCTTTTATATCATCATTAATATTATATGAAATAACTTTGTTATTTTCATTATGTGAAAGTGATACTGCACTTCTTCCATTATATGTCCCAATATCTAAAATTGTAATATTATCAAATAAAGTTGATAAATAAGAATATAATCGATATTCTTGTTTTCCTGATTCTAAATCATAATAATTTTTATCTACCAAATATTCGTGATTTATTAATTTAAAATTATCTAATAATTCATTGTTTAATCTAATATCCATAAATAATAAATAATTAATATAATTAGTTTTTATATATTAATTATTTATATTTATATAATATTTATGAACTAATAAATTTAAATAATTCTCTATTAAAATAATCATATGAAAATTTAGTTTTATCAAGATTTGATAAATATTCATGTCCTTCTTTTAATTTTTGAATTAATAATTTTTCATCATTAATAATATTTTCAATTTGAGTATTATTATTAAAGAATAAAGGATAATCTTTACCAAGATATTCTTCTGTTGCTGGTAATCTTGTTACAAATGCTGGAATATTCATTTCTATAATTTCTAATACGGAATTATTTGCAGATGCCCCAAATAATGGTATAATAACAATATTGTTTTGTAATATACTATCAAAATCATTATGATTTTCTAATCTTTTTATTTTTACACTATTAAAATTAATTTGTATATTTAAATTTTTACATTCGTTCATTAAATATTGTGGAGCAGCATTTTCTCTACCAGGTAGCCATATTTTATTATATTTAGTAGTTATTTTATAAATTGTGCTACATATTCTATCTTGTAATCCAAGTTGAATAATATTCCAATTATTTCTATTATTTACAAAATTTTCAAAATTAAATTTTTTGTCAATACTTTCAATAGGATGTAATAAATTTATTATATCTATATTTTTATAATTTGGATTTTTAATTAAATGATTATAACTATTTTGAGATAAAACAATGATTCCTTTACAATTCTGTAAATTATTTAATACATTTTGGTTATTTGATATATAATCTAAATCATCTTTTATAAAATTAGGTAAATTTGGACTATAATGAAAAAAACCTATCCAATGTTCATTTATTGGAATTTTTGCATTTGTTGCCCAATTAGAAAAACGACTTTCTATACAATCTATACATTTTATAGATTGTATATTTTTTTTATCGAAAACAATTTTGTTAGTTATTAAATTTTGTATAACATGTTTCCAACCACCTCTATGTTTAACTATTTGAAAATAATTATTATCTAAAATTAAATTTGTCACAAATGTTTTACCGTTATTAGCTAACCAATAATTATGTCCACCTATTACACTTTCACAATTTTGTGTTTCTTGACTAAATTTGTTAGCAATATTTCTTTTTGCTACATTTCCAATATTAAAATCTATCATTGATTTTGAAAAAAAAACATCTTCTGGTATATGATAATTATTTGAATTTTTCATAAAATTTATAGTTGATTTGCCTAAAATAATATCTTTATTTGGATTAATTTTTTTAATACATTCAATCATTTTATCTCTATCTCTTAATGAAAATCCACCATTACCTACACCATATGAATTATCATCTTGATTGATAGGCCAACTTGCTCCAACATAGTCGTATTCTAAAAAGTTATTAATATTACCATTGAATAAATATGTATCTTCTTGATATAATAATAATTTTTTACCTGTAAAGTTATTCCAAAAATTCTCAGTCATTAATAATTTGCTATATTCACTTGTTGTTAAGTTATCAATATCTAATTTTATAATATTTATATTTAAATCATCAAATATTTTTTTTACAAAGTCATAATTTTTATTTCCACAAACTATTGAATGTTTCCAGTAAGGTAGTTTAATAATTGTATTTTTAACTAAAAACTCAATATGTGGTAGTTCTCTAAACTCTATTAAAAAGGTTTCATAGTTATTATTAAAATTATTATTTTCAAGTTTAATATTTCTAATTGTTGGAATTCCATATATACATTTTAATCGATGAATTTCTTTATTGTTCATTAATATAAATTACTAATTAATATAGTTTTTAATATTAATTTTATCTAAATATATTTGAATGTTCATTTATTAAATACATTAATTAATTCCTCTTTTATTAGTGAATGTAAATCATTTTTATCAAAATAATTTTTTTTTGAAGAATCATATATAGATAAAATTGTTTTTATCATTTTAATAAGTTGACTAGAGTTATTTTTTATTTCATCGATAAAATATATTCTTTTTTTATATTTTTTAATAAATTCTTTTTCAAGTGAATTTCCAGGGTATTCACTTATGATATATGTATTATAAGATAGTAATGCTTCATGTAGTCTACAAGTTTCTAAAATTGTACTATTACTGTATCTTATATTTAAAAAAATTTTAGATCTAGAAATAATATTTGATAAATTTTCTCCAAAACAGTTATTTGCTATTGTAATATTAATATTATTTTGTTGAATATTTGACAATATTTTTTGTCTTCGAATACTATTTAAAGAACCAACAAATAAAACATCTATATCTTTATTATTTTCTTTATTGATTTCTGGGATTGGTGGAATTAGAAGAGAGAATTTATTATTTGTAAAATTAAATGGTGGATTTTTATAATATTCTATATTAATTTTTGAATAGTCAAAAATATGTTTAGAATAATTCATAAAATTGATTACATAATTATTTTTTATATGAGGTGAATTATTTTTATCAAATTGTTCTAATTGGTAAAAAAAATATTTATATTTTGGTAATTTATTTATATCACCACTATAAATCCATTGTGGGCAAAATAAGAACATGTATAAATTTTCATTATTTTTACATTGTATTATATCTGATTCTTCTATTTTTCTACAGAATAGATTAGTTTCTATATTCATTTCTTCAAAAATAGATTTTAATGCATTTGCAATATTATAAATATATGGTGTACAAAATATATTAATTATTTTAATTAACATAATATAATATATACTATAATATTTATATAATTTTTATTTTATTAATTCCATTATTTCTTTTTCAAATTTTTTTTCTATTTTCCATCCTAATTCTTTTAATTTATTATTTGAAATGTAATACCGTTCGTCGTTGAAAGGTCTATTTTTTATATATTCTATAAAGTTATCGGTGTTTATATTTTCACCTTTAATTTTTTTGATTAGAAATTTACCTATATCTAAGATACTATATTCCATATTTTCGTCACAACCTATATTATATATTTCTCCAATAATTCCTTTTTCTAAAATTACAATAAATGCATTGGCAGTATCTTCGCTGTGTAAAAAAGCACGAACACAGTGTCCATCGCCTTGAATTGTAATTTTTTCATTATTTTTTAATTGTTTAATAAATTTTGGTATAACTTTTTCTGGATATTGATTTGGTCCGTATACATTATTTCCTCTTGTAATTATTAATGGAAGTTTAAAACTATGATTATAAGAATTGACTAACATTTCAGCAGCTGCTTTAGAAGCAGCATATGGATTAGTAGGACATAAAAGTGACTTTTCAGTTTTACAATTTTCATTTAATTTTAAACTAGATTCTCCGTAAACTTCATCTGTTGATACATGTATAAATTTAACTAAACTGCTACAATATAATCTACAAACTTCTAATAAATTGTGCGTACCAATTACATTATCCTTTGTATACTGTATAGAATCGTTAAATGAATTTTGAACGTGACTTTGAGCTGCAAAATGAATAATATGAGTTATTTTATTATTTTCAAAAATATATTTAAGTAAATCAAAACATTGTAAATTACCATGTATAAATTTGTAACGTTTATCATTTCTAATTTCTTCATTTATATTATTTTCATTTCCAGAATAATATAATGCATCATAATTTATTAATATAAAGTTTTGATTGTTATAATAATTAAAAAATTTATTTATAAAATTTGATCCAATAAATCCAGCTCCTCCTGTAATAAAATAAATATTTTGATTCATTTATTTATAAAATAATATTATAATCTTATTTTAAGTATTTTTGATATAATAAAATTAAAAAATAATTTTAATGAAATTAAACTTTTGAGAGAATCAGTTAATAATTTATTATCATCATTAAATGATAAAGTAGATTTATTGGGAGAATTTTACAAAGAAATATTAGATAAACATATAAATGAAACTTCAAATGGATTAGATTCATTTCATTTTCAAAGTAAATTAATAAATTTGGAAGTCACAAATAATGTAAATATTTTTAATATTATAGATACTGGAATATATTGTGATTATTATAAATTATTTAAATCAATAGTTAAATATTTATTAGAAACTATAAAAAATAAAAATTTAACAAGTCTCAAAGATAAATATAATTATTAATAAATATATTTAAATAAAATATATTATGATATATTATAATTTATTTTATGTCAGAACTCTCTTTTATCGAATCTATGCGGACTACCGCAAATAATAAAGAAGAAGTAGCAAAATATATTGAAGATTTAACTAATAAACGTATAGAAGAAAATCAAAAAAAATATCAAGAAAAAATAGCTTCAATTAAAGACGAAAAATTTAAATTTTTAACCGAAAAATACTATGAACGTATTAAAACTGCTATTGTTTTAGCTTCAAATTGTGGAAAAACCGAAAAATATATGAATTTTGCAAAAGACGATTTTAAAGCAAATTTTCCAGGTCTAGGGTATCCGTCAGATTTTCAAAAACAATGGTTAGACGAGTTAAGTAATCCCGATTCAAATTATGTTCCAGTAAATCCGGTAACAGGAAAAAAACAACATTTCCATGGATTAAAATATAATATTTGGAATAATAACAGTTTTACAACTGTATTTAATTGGGGCGGTGATAGCGAATAATATTATTTAAATGATCATTTATAAATAATTGTGTATTGTTATTTCTATAAGAAATATCTACAAATTTAATTTTTTTAATAGTATTTATGTAATCAAATATTAGTTTTAATGTTGTTTCATCATAATTTAAATATTTATTATAAATAATATATTTATAAATTTTAAACATAATCCTTTCAATAGTATTAAATGTGGATAAATCTGATAAAACATTATAAAAACATTCTTTATTTTTATATTTTTTTATAATGGTTTCTAATAACATTTCAAGAACATAACTTTTTGAAATAAAATAATCATTTAATAAAAATTTATATATATGTTCGGCTATATCATAACATACTATACGCGTAAGAATTGTAAGCATAATATATCTAATATTATAGTATTATTAGATATATTAATATATATATATATAATATCAATTTTTTTACAATGTTATATATAATACATATTATATGAAGGAACTTTTACAAGAAAAAATGGTTTTAGTGTCCAATAAAAGTATAAATAATATTAGAAATACTGAAAATAATATATTAGAAGATACTATAAATGAAATTAATCAAATAAAAAATGAGACCGAAATAGAAAACAATGAACTTGAAAACAATGAAATAGAAAACAATGAAAACAATGAAATAGAAAACAATGAAATTGGAAATAATAAAAACAATAAAATTGAAAATATAGATTTACAAATATGTTATAAAAATATAAAAAATAGAAGTTTGATATCGAATATTTCAAAGGATTTTAATTATATTAAATTTTTAGTCGATGAAACAAATGATTTTTTGAAGTTAATAAATAATAAAATAGATATATTAAAAAAAAATCATTCAAATTTTTTACAAGAATCAAAAGTTTCAGATAATATTACGTTAGATTCTTTTTTATTTCAATCGAGTATATTAGATGAATCTTTAATTGATAGAAAAAATATATTTTCTAGAATTCAAAATAAAATTTATTCTGATTATTATAAATTATATAAAAATATATCAAACTTTTATTTAAAAATTATAAAAGATAATGAAACAATATATAAAGAAAATAATATATTAAACAATGAATATATACCATATAATGATTTGGATAAGCATTTAGTATATGATTTTGATAGTATTATAAAATTAAATAAAGATATATTGTCAATAATTAATTATATTATTGAATTAATAAAAAAAAAATCCAAATATATAAAACAAAAAGAGAAAAATTTATCTCTAGGATATGATGTTGATTTTTTAGTAAATTATGAAAATTATAACAAATTATATTTAATAAATAGTTTAAATTTATATATAAATAATATAAATATTAATAATTGTTTACATTATAAACACTTACTTTCATTTTATAGTCAATTAAAATATTTTTATTTATTAATAGTAAAACATATTAGTTTTGATGATGAAAATATTTATTCAAATTTTTATAATTATCAAGACAAAATAGATCATAATTTAATTGATTCAATTGTTAATATAGATAATAATATTATAGATATTACTAGTCATTTATATAAAAAAACAAATAATGTTTCAATACAAACAGAATCAATAATATATGATGAACAAAATGATAAAAAAGAACATATCATTTCAACACAACCTGATTCAATAATATATAATGAACAAAATGATAAGAAAGAAGATAATGTTTCAACACAAACTGATTCAATAACATATATTGAACAAAATGATACGAAAGAAGAAAATATTGATTCGATACAACCAGATTTAATAATATACAATGAAAATAATAATACGCAAGAAAATGATGTAGATTTAATAGACTATAATAAAAATAATTTTTTATCAAAAATATTAGTTTGTAATATTTTATAAAAATTGATTTAAACAATAATTTTTGAAGATATTAATATATTAAGTAATTATGGAAAAAAGAATTATTTCAAGATGTAAAGAGATAACCGGTAATTTAAAAACAAATATTATAAATATTATAGACAATGATAGTGAATTAGATATAAACATGAGAAATAGACTTTCGTCACTAATTAAAAATATCCCAGAAACAGTATTAAATAAAGATGATTTTACAAGAAGAAAACGTAGTAAATCATCTATACCAATTTATTTAAGATGTAATGCTATGAGGGCAAATGGAGAGCAATGTTCTCGTAAAAAAAAATGTGATTTGGAATATTGTGGTACACATGAAAAAAATAGACCACATGGAGAATTTGAAAATAAAGTGGTAGACAAAGACGATGAATTAAAAAAAACTGAGGTATATTTAACAGAAATAAATGGTATAGCATATTATATAGATTCAAATAATAATGTATATAATTCACAAGATATTTTAGAAAATAAAGAAATTCCACGTAAAATAGGAGTATATAAAATACTCGATGGTGTTTATACTATTTTACAATAATATAAAATTTATTTAAAATTTAAACAATATTTAATAAGTTATAATAATGATTTTTTTTATTAATATATTTTTGTCATTTATATTACATAATATACCAAATATATATTATAATCCGCATATATCAAAATATAAATTTTATAATAATATTCAAACGCATCACGATATTAATAATAATATCAATAATACAAAATTATTTATAAAAGAGATAACAAATAATAGAAAATTGTATTCTAAAAAATTATTTTTTAGAAGTCCAAGAACGTTTTTTAAAACAAAGGTATATATACATTTGGAGCAATTATTTTATAAAACTAATATTTATCATATAGGCATAACATTTAAAAGAAATATACATTCAATCCGTTATGATATAAGAGGATACGAAATAACCCCTATTGGATTTTTAACAAATAAAGATAATGTAAAAAATAATTATAAAACAATTTTCTGGGGTTATTCTAATAAAACATTAACCGAAATAATAGAATATGAAAAAACCATAGATATAAATTACGTATTAGGTTTAAATGATTGTCGGCATTATGTTAATAATTTAACTGAATGGTGCACAAATAATGGAACGCCTATTTGGGGATTGTATAAGTATTTTTAATTATATAAAATTGATTTACATTTTTATATAATTTATAATAGATAAAAATATAATGAATTTAGAAATATTAAATGCAGTTAAATTATTATCAAAACATTTCAATATAACAGAATCCACATTGAATGAGTTTTTAAATAAAAATAACAATATTGATAAAGAAACTAATAAATCTGAAAGTAAATTTATTATACCATATTTTGGTGTAATCAATAATGATTGTTGTAAAGCAATCATATATAATCATGGCTTATATACCCAATGCACAACCAAAACGTCATCAGAAGTTTGTAAATCATGTAAATCATTAAAATACGGTAGAATAGAGGAACGTTTAAAATGTAAACCTGGAGAATTATTTGTTTTAAACACAGGTAAAAAAGAAATAGATTATAAAAAAATAATAAAAAAATTTAAATATGATATATCTGAATTAAAATTATATTTTAATAAAAATAATATAAACTACAAATTGGATGATGAAGAAGTTAAATCTAATATGGTAAAAAGGGGAAGACCACGAAAGGTAGGAGTAGGTGTAGGAGAAGGTGTAGGATTAGGATTAGGATTAGGATTA